CGCGAACGGTCGGGTGGTATTCGTGGTCCGCTTTGATGGATTGGTGGAGCATCGCGCCTCAAGACAGCTTGACGATGATCGCTGTCTGAGTGGATGCCGGGAGATCAGCCCAGCAGCGCAGTTGCGCCCCACCGGTTGTGTAGCACCGACCCGATTTTCAATCAAGACGCCGCGGTGCAGACCCCGTTCGTAAAGGTGAAGTTCGTATAGACGCCGGTCCCGCTGAATCCGCTCGTGGCGATGGCACCAGTCCCCGAATTATAGTTGATGCCAGACCCGCCGCTGATCAGCCCACGTGCGAAGGCTTGATCTAGCGCAAAAACACCGGTCGCACCGTTATAGCCGACACCAGCCGATCCGCTCACCGACGCCCTGGCCCGCGCCTGCGTGAAAAACAGGTTTGTCGTCCCCTCTGTCACATTGTCGCTGTTGAGCGGGAATGCGTGCGCATCGACGATGCGCCCCTTTTGGTCCACGGTGATCGCGATTACATGGGATGCATCGCCATAGGTGTTCGGGGTAACCGCCGTATCAGCCAGGCCAAGCGTGACGGAGCCGCTGCCGCCCGTTTCGGTGATCTCGCCCGCGGCAACCTCAAGCGAGCGCGCATTGGGAAATATATTGGTGGCGTCGTCGAAGGTGATGACCGATGCATCGGTAAGCCCGTCACCCTGCGACTTGTTGCGGACCAGATACCTATACCATTCGGGCGTGATCCTGCCTTGGGAATCGACCAGCGGCGTGTTCGGCGGATTGATCGCGTAGGCGCTCATCGCACGTCCGCATAATAGCCCATCACCAACCTCCGCACGGGATCGGTAATAGTCAGATCGATGTCCAGTTGGCGGAATTGACCAAGCCCGCGCCAGATCGCCCGCGCCTTGTAATTCCCGATCGTGCCGAGCGAGCGCCATAGCTCATTGGACTTCGTGCGACCGCCATCCTTGGAATAGCGCAGCATAATCTTAGGATCGGAACCTTGGCCGCTGTTCAATCCTACGCCGGTCTCGCAATATACCTCGAAAGCGTAGCAAGTGACGCGAGAGCGCGATGCTTCCAGCGTCGGAAGGCCGATTTCCATGCTGATCCGCGCGCCATTTTCGGTGTAATTGCTGTCCAGATTGGGTGTGTAGAGTTTTCCGGTCGTATAATCGGCCAAAATAGCGCCGCCGAACGCACGCGCCGCCGATCCGACGCGATAATTATCCATTCCCCAGGAACGGCGCTCATGCCATGCGCCGGTCGCCATGTCATAGGCGAAACTGCCGGCAGACGTGCTAAGTATATAGAATTTATGGCCTTCCTGCGTATATGTGAAGGCCCATGCGTCCGTCGCATTGCGCAATTGATACTCGATCGCGTGCGTTGAAATGCGAACCGGGGAATATCCGTCCAACCGATAGACGATCAGGTCGTCACCGAGGAAATGGACGCTGTTGTCGACCTTGACGATCGTATCCCGGGCGAAACATCCGCGCTCGATGAAGGCATTTCCCTGCCTCTGGAATACATTGTCGTTATCGCCGGAATTATACCAGATTTCGATCGTCGACGTGCCATACAATTGCAGCTCGCGATGGTCGTTGACGATGCCGACCAGGCCATCAGGCGAGCCCTCCGCCGTGAAAACGTCGAGCAGGTCGTAGCTCGTGGCGTCGAAATTGTCGGAATAGATGCATTGGTCACTGTCGAGGATCGACCAGACCATATAGCTGTCGATATAGGTGACATCCGACACCGAAGGCAGATCGGCCGGGGTGGTGATTGCCCCTCCGGAAAGCACATAGCCGGTCGGAGACGCGCAAATCGCGAGCTGCGTGCCATTATCGGCCATCGTCACCCGACCGGTTCCGGGAATGCTGCCGACATTCGCCGTAGAGCCGCCGGCCGTTACGGACCAGAGCGTGTTTCCGACCACGGTATATAGCAGATCGCCCATCGTATGGACGCCGCGGACAGGCTCTGTGCCCAGATCGGCGAACAGGTCCAGCCCTGGAATGAGCATCAGCGCGAAATCCTGCGCCTTGTCGCCGTCCGCCTTCTCCGAGAAGCAATTGACAATGCGGGCGCCACTCCATGGCTTGGAGCGCCCGTCGCTATATTGCAGGGCAGGCTTGACTTGCCTTAGCGCGGCCATCCGTATGCGCCGCCCCACGCCTGATAATCGGGTTGAAGATAGATCGACGTGGGCTCGTTATCCCAACCCTTTAGAGCGCCATAAAGCTGCTGCGCCTTGGCGATGATCAGTTGCGAGAGCGCCCCGTCGTTGACCGGATATTGCGGCATCAGGCTAAGCGCCAGATTGTAGGTCAGCGCCTCAAGCCATTCGGACGGCAGATCCGCCTCGTTGTTGGACGCAAGCATATCGTCCATGCGCCGCAGATAATCATATTTGATCGTCATCGTGGGCGCGACGGTGATGGACGGAGCGGGCCACAGGTAAAGCATGCCGCTCGCGCGCTGCGGATCGTAATAGAAGGCGGTCGGCGTCGATGGACTTGCCGTCTTATTCGGCTGGTCCAGATATTCCTGACGCGACCACGGATTAAGTGGAACCTCTGTCCCGCTCGCGGTAATCGACCGACGTGCGGAAATGACCCGCATCGGCTTGTCAGGAAGCGTGTAGGCCGCTTGTCCGGCCACAAGGACCAATGTTGCCTCTTCCCGCGTCCACAGATGGTCCTGCGCGCTCCACGTCTTGATCAGGAGGTTGAGCGAACGCGTCGCCGCGGCGTACATGAAGTCGGTGATCGGCTCGCCTTCGGAGCCTACCCCGAGCAACTGGAACGCCGCGTCGCAAATCTCGTTATTGACCAGCGTGAAGGTATCGACCCCGGACGTCGTCATTCGACCGCCTCCCACCGATTGCGCTTGATCGCAATTCCAAGCTTCGGGTCAGCTCGCGCGTCATCAATCGGGATCGATCGCAGCACCTTGTCATATTGCACGATCTCATATGCCGCCCCATCAGCCGACTTGCGCCCTTCGATCCGGCCTTCCATCACAGATCCTCCGGGCGAACGTCGTTGACGCCGGGCGTGATGAAGACATCCGGCCCTTCCGGACGCGAAAACGGCAATGCCTGCTTATCCGGGACGCCGCGCACGAAATCCTGCGGGTTGCGGCGGTCGCACTGGTCAGCCAGCACCATGTAGCCATCCCACTGGCGCACAAGGTCGGAAAGCTTCACCTTGAAGCCGGTCGTGTCGCAAATCGCGTTGGGCCCACGGGAATAGAGCACCATGGCCCAGATCCTTCAATAAAGCGCGGTGATCCCGGTGGCAGTTGTCCCGGTCGAATAAACCCGATTAACCTGCAGGGGCCGTTCGCCCGCCGTGACCGCGAGCGTGATGATGTCGCCGTTGACCATGCGAACCGCCAGGTTTCCCGCGACCCCGACTTCCAGGCCGCGCGTGCCGGGAATATTGGTGCTGTCCGAGGGCGTGACGGCCACTGCACCATAGGCAGAGGCAATATCCGTGCTGCGACCGCTCATTTGCCGGGCTCCTTGCCGTCAGGCCATTTTCCGGTGTCCTGAACGGCCTTCTGCATCGCGAAAGCTTCCGCCAGATCGGCGGTGTTGCGCGTCTCGATGTCGCCATCGGCGGAAAAAACCTTCACGTCGAAGCCACCATTGTCAGCGTCGCGAATGCGCGTCAGCATGTCACCGGACCTTCTTGGGTTCGGCCTTGGCCTTGCCTGCTTCGACGCGCTTCGTTTCGGTCTGCGCTGCGGCCTTGGTTTGGGCGGCGAGCGTGTCAGACGTCACCGCCTCCCAGCCCTCGGTACGACCGATCTTCAAAGCCTTGTGCGCCTCGTTCAGACTGTCGGCCTTGAACGAAGCCAGCTTGCCGGATTCGTCCTCGACCGTGACGTGGCGCGGGTCGTCATGTCCGCCGCTGCTGATCGTAATCTTCATGACTTACCTCCGGGATTTGGAAGCGAAGATGTAATCGACCAGCAAGGTCTTCACCGCGGCGGTTGTAGTCCGCAGGCCGAAGCTGATCGTGGTCGTGGTGTCGGGCAGATAGTTCGCCGCGATGCCGGTCAACGATCCCTTCTGGATATCATCCTGCCAGAAACTGACCGTGTCCTTGCCGTCCCAATACCAAGCGAACTCGGTATAGGTGCCGGCAACCAGCGTGCCCGCAGCGGCGCTCGTGCTACCGGTAGTGGCATTCTTGCGACAAATGATCGTCACCGCGCCGGTCGTGACCGTCGATAGGAAATAGATCCCGTCCGTCACGTCTTCGGGTGTGGTGTCCGTTACCTGCAGGCCGAAGACGATCACGCTGGTAAGGGCCGAAACCTGCAGGCGGCACTTGAACCAGGCTGGCTTGCCGGCTTCAAACGAGAAGCCCTCGCCGGTCTTCTGGAGAAACGAGCTATCGCTGCTCGCGCCCGAAGTCGCAACACTCAGGATGCCGCCGTCGCCAGTGACGATCGCGGGCGTCGATGTACCGAC